AGCTGGATAAGACCCAGCAGGCCCTGATATCCCAAGTCGAGATCGCGCGGGTCAATGCCAGCGCCAAGGCGGTCAAGCAGGCCGATGTTGATGCCGCCGGGCAACAGAAGCTGGCCGAGGGGCTCGCACCGCTGGTCGAGCAGTTGCAGGCCCTGGCCGCGCAACTAGCCGAGATGATGGCGGCGATGGCGGCGCCCGTCGAGTTCGACCGAGGCACCGACGGCCGGATCATGTAGGTGCGCAAGAATCCCTGGTGCCGCGAGGCGCATGGAAAGCAAACAAGAACTCCACGCCCCCTGGGGCGTAAATCGGTCCGGATTTAAGCCCCAATCCAATCGGCCTTTGATCGGCATCTTCTCCCGAGACGCCGCAACCTGCGGCGTGACGCGAGAGGCTGACAATGGACAAGCAACTGCTGACCCTGCGCGAGTTTTGCGAGCTTTTCGCCTGCTCGCGCTCGCGTGCTTACATCGAGATACAGGCCGGCCGGCTTCGGCCGACCCAGCTTGGGCACTCCACGCGGATCGCCACGGCGGACGCCCAGGCCTGGCTTGAATCCTGGCGGGCCAGAGGCCCTGTACCCAAGCAAGTGCTGCGATGAAAAGCCGCGACTTGGCGCTCGCCTGGGCGAACTAAGGCCAGCGGTCTTGCGACGACCACGGCCAGAAAGACGGACTGGAATCCCGGTTCTTTTCGGCCACAGTGCGGCTTTCCGGCCTCCCCAACTGCCACCTTGATCTACTCCTTGGGACTGTGGTATCGTGATATTACCGGTTCCTGATGGATGAATCGGTCCCTGGGGGAAACCAGGGAAGAAGCGGTCGAAATCGCCAGACCGTTCGCCGAGCGGTCCTTCGCGGCCGACGAGGTGCCGCCGGTGGCGGCAGCCGATTGGGCCGCGCTGGAGGCGGCGGACCAGGCGGCGGAGCCGCTGGCGCTCTGGCAGGACTGGCGGTAGGAGCGGGAGATCGAGGACGAGTTCCTGATTTTGCTGGTGGAAAGCTGAGATGCCGACCTACTCTTACGAGTGCGAGAAGGGCCATCTGTTCGACAGGTATCTGCCCCTCGCGGAGTATGACGCGCCGCAGCACTGTTCTTGCGGCGCCGGCAGCCGGCAGTTGATCCTGGCGCCGCAGATTATGGTCCGCAAGGATATCCATTATGATTCACCGATAGACGGCCGCCCGATCACCAGCGAGCGAGCACGGGCCGATGATCTGGCGCGATCGAACTGCATCCCCTACGACCCCGGCATGAAGCAGGATGCGGCCTGCCGGCGGGCGGAAGCCGATGCGGCCTTGGAGCGCCGGATCGACGATACGGTCGAGGCCGAAATTGAGAAGATGCCTTCCGAGAAGCGCGAGCGTTTGCAGCGCGAACTGGACGGCGGTATGGAAGTCGAACCGCTACGGCTGACGCCCGGCGTGAAACCTTTGAGGGTGACGACAGGGCATGCCTGACGAAGAAGACACCGGCTCCGAATTGTCGATGGGCACCGAGGCTGCGGTGGCGGACATTGCGAACAGCCTTGGCCTGGGCAATGGCGCAACGCCGGGGGATGCGTTCGAGGACGACGTAGGCGAACCGGAACCGCAGCCGGACGAGGTGCCTTCGGTCAAGGCGCCTGCCGAGGTTCCTCTCGTCGAGGTGTACGCGCCGCCGCAGTCCTGGGCCAAGGACAAGCACGAAATCTGGTCGAAGATGGCCCCGGAGGCCCAGGCACAGTATCTCGCGCGCGAGAAGCAGATGCACGAGGGCCTGGAGCAGTACAAGGCGGACGCGCAATACGGCAAGCGCCTGCGCGACGTGTTCACCCCGTACAAGGCCGTGCTTTCCTCGCAGGGGCTCGATGAATCCCAGGCGGCGCAATACCTGATGAATGCCCACTATCGCATGACGACCGGTTCGCCGGCGGAGCGGCAGGATCTCCTGGCGCAGCTGGCGCGGAGCTATGGTGTCGATCCGGCTTCGCTCGCGGCAGCCTCGCCGGCGCTGGCGGCCGATCCCGCGATCAAGGCGTTGCAAGACCAGTTCGCCGCGCTGAAGGACGGGCTGACCGCCCAGGAGCAGACCGCGCGGGCGCGCACGATGGAGCAGACGCGCAAGCAGGTCGAGGCTTTCGCGGCCGATCCGAAACATGCCTATTTCGACGAAGTGGCGGACGACATCGCCGGCTTCGTGAAAGGGGGTATGGCCCTCGATGAAGCCTATGAAAAGGCTGTCTGGGCCAACCCAGTCACCCGCCAGAAGGAACTGGCCCGCGTCCAGACGGAACGCGAGGCCGAGTTCAAGGCGAAGGTGAAGGCCGATGCGGAAGCCGCCAGGAAGGCTTCAGCGGCCAACGTGCGCGGCCATGACACCCGACGGACTCCGACAGAGCCCAAAGGCACGATGGAAGACACGATGCGAGCTACGCTTCGCGAGATCAATTCGCGGGGCGCCCATTGACCTTTAGCGTGCTCCGAGGAGCCTTCCAATGCCTGCCAACAGCACTTTTACCGAACTGGTCTCGACGACCTTCCGCAAGCACCGGAAGGAGATCAAGGACAACCTCAGCAACCGCAACGCGCTGCTGAAATACATGAACAAGCGAGGCAATACCCGCACGGAGGACGGCGGTCTGACCATCGCCTGTCCGCTCGACTACACCACGAACAACACCTATCAGCGCTACAGCGATTGGGACACTCTTGACATCTCGCAATCCGACGTGATCTCGGCTGCCGAGTACCAATGGCGGCAGATCGCGCTGAACGTCGTCGCCTCCGGCCGCGATCTGCGGGTCAACAGCGGCGAGGCGCGGATCATCAATCTCGCCAAGGCGCGGTTGAAGAACGGCTTGCGGACGTTTTCTAACAGCTTTTCCAGCGATCTCTACTCGCTGGGCACCGCGACCAATCAGGTTGACGGCTTGCAGAAGCTCATCTCCGATTCGCCAGAGACGGGCACGGTCGGCGGGATCGACGCGGCGACGTGGACTTTCTGGCGCAATTCGGAATTTGACCTCAGCGACAACTCCGTCACGATGAGCGCCACGACCATCGAGGGCAGTGCGATGCTGCCGCTATGGCTCACGCTGGACCGGGGGCCGGACGACCAGCCCGACCTGATCGTAATGTCGAACGACTACTATGCTTTCTTCGAGACCTCCCAGGTGTCGATCAAGCGCTACACCGACCAGTCGAACGCGAACGGGGGCTTCATTACGCTGAAGTACAAGAACGCCGACGTGCTGTTCGACGGCTCCAGCGGCATCCCGACTTCGCGGGCCTACTTCATCAACACCAACTATCTCGAACTGGTGGTGCATAGGGACGCGGACATGGAGATCATGGACGAGATGCGCCCGGTCAATCAAGACGGCGTGGTCATTCCGATCCTGTGGATGGGCAATCTCGTGTGCAGCAACCGCAAGCAGCAGGGTGTGATTCAGCCGTAACCGTCGGCTGAGGAAAGGACGAATCCCATGACATTCCGCATCACTGACGAACGCGCCGGCTCTCAGCCGATCGCGAACGTCTCGACCACGCAACTGCATCCGTTTGGCACCATTGTCCGGGCGGTTGATGACGACTACGGCGAAGGCGAGTTCATCTACCTCAAGGGTGTCGCCAACACCGTCGTCGGCTCCTGGGCCACTTACAACGTCGATGACTGGACCACGACGCTGCTGGCGGCCAACGCCATCGGCCCCGTGGCTATCGCGATGTCGGCGACTGACGCAACGACCGATTATGGCTGGTACCAGATCAGCGGCAAGGCGGTGGGCATGTGCCTGACCGGCTTTGCCGATGACGGTCTGGTATTCGCCACGGCCACCGCCGGGGCAATCGACGATGCCAGCGTTAACGGCGATCTGGTCAATCTCGCGAAGGGCGCTTCCGCCAAATTGGCAACAACGGCCGAACCGAGCGCGGCGCACTTCGAGATTCACCGGCCGTTCGTCAACGACAACAGCAACTCGGCGTAGGCGTACCGATGGACTGGGCGGCGGCAAATGCAAGAGCGACGCGTTTGCTGCCGCCACATCCTGGCTTGCCTTGGCACCGTTCCGGTGCGGATGCAAAGGTGCGGGACAACATGCGTTCGGCGCTTGAACGCAATATCCCGCTTGAAATCAGGGCGATCTATGCGCCGAACGGCGACACGCTGTCGGTGATGGCCGGCGGGCCGTCCTTGGCACGGACGTGGCGGCAGGCCGAGGGCAAGGTCATCGCGGTCAATGGCGTGCACAACTGGCTGGTTGAGCGCGGCATGGTGCCATGGGCATGCTGTTTGCTCGATGTCAATCCCGACTTGCGCGATTGGATATTGCCACGCGACGACGTGATCTACTTTGTGGCGTCCATGGCAGACCCCGAAACATTCGATCATCTGGCCGGCCGACATGTCGTGCTTTGGCATGCGTCTGGCCCAGGCGGGGTAGATGCGGTGCTGAACGAGCGGTCCGGGGATTGGCTGCTGGTCGGCGGCGGCACGACAGTCGCTTTGCGCTGTCTTAATCTGGGCTATATTCTCGGCTATCGTCGGTTTCGGTTCTTCGGCTTGGACAGCAGCTATGAGAACGGCGTGAGCCACGCATACCACCACGAAACATTGCCGACCGTGACTGTTGAGGCTGGCGGACGGGAATTCGTGACGCAGGCGGGTTTTGCTCGGCAAGTCATGGACTTTTGTTCGGTCATGGATGGCTTCACATCCGGCCGCCTGACCGGAAAGCCGGAATCGCTCGACGTGCAGGTGATCGGCGACGGCCTGTTGCCGACGCTTCTAGCGGAATTCGAACAGTCGCGTTCGCACGATGAACGCACGAACGGAGAAGGAACCATTCATGCCTGACTTGATGTCGCCCGAATACGACCCGCGCGCCAAGGTTGATATTGTCCCGGTGGAGTTCTGGGTGGATCACCGGCCGATCCATGATAGGCCGGGTGAGTTCAAGCCGGTCGAGCAGGTCAAGTGGGCGAAACGCGGGCAACCGAACCATCAGACGGTAGAGGCGATCAGCCGCGTCCGCAAGAACCCACAGCTTTGGAACGCCATCGAGCCTTACTACAAGCACTGGTTGAAGGGTCAGGAAGCGCCGACGGACGGCACGCCTCTGGAAGCCTGGGCTGGTGTCACCAAGGGGCAGGTGCAGCAACTCAAGCTGTTGTTGATCCGCACCGTCGAGGAATTGGCGCAGGTTGGCGACGGCACGATGCAGCGCATCGGCATGGGCGCGAGGACGCTGGTTGAGCGCGCCCAGGCGTTCGTCGATCACAAGCGTGGCAGCGCCGTGGTGGAGGCCGCCTTGGTATCCGAGCGCGAAAAGCGGGCGGAATTGGAGGGGGAAGTGGCGGAACTCAAGGCCATGGTCGAGGCGCTGACCCCACCTGAGAAGCGCGGGCCGGGGCGGCCGCGCAAGACGTTCGATGAGGCGGCGCCAGCATGACGCTACTGACGCTCATACAGGGCGCTTGCGACCGCATGGGCTTGGCGCGGCCGGCGGCCGTTTTCAGCAGCACGAACCAAGAAGTGCGCGAGTTGCTAGGCGTCGCGCAGGAGGAAGGATTGCAGCTTTCCCGGCGCTGCGACTGGCAGGAAATCACCAAGGAAAAGACTTTCACCTCGCTTGCGCAGGAAACGCAAACCGCGATGGTGCCGAGCGACCTGGATCGCTTCGTGGCGGAGACTTTCTGGAACCGCACCAGGCGCCGGCCTTTCCGTGGGCCGGTCACGGCGCAGGAATGGCAGCAGATCAAGGCATGGACTACTTCGCCCGTGCCTGAAATTTTTCGCCATCGCGGCAGCAACATCCTGATCCAGCCGGTGCCGACAGCCGGCCACACTTTCGCCTACGAGTATGTCTCGACGCAGTGGTGCGAAAGCTCCGGCGGCACCGATCAAAGCGCGTGGGCGGCGGATACGGACGTCGGCCTGCTGCCGGAACGCTTGATGATGCTAGGTGTTGTCTGGCGGTTCAAGGCCATGAAAAGCTTCCCCTTCGAGACCGACTATCAGGTTTATGAAAGCCAGGTTCAGCAGGCAATGCTGCGTAACAAACCGCAACGCACGCTGGACTTGGCTATGGGCGAGCGCCGGCGGATACCGGGCATTGTCGTGCAAGACGGGGATTGGGCGATCTAATGCTCGATTTGGCGCAATTGGGACGGTCGCGCGGCGGACAAGCGCAGCGCATCGCGTCATTGCCCGCGCCGGTGAAGGGGTGGAACACACGCGATGCCTTGTCGGACATGGCTATCGAGCATGCTGTAGTGCTCGACAATTGGCTTCCGGCAAACGAAAAGATCGCACTGCGCAAAGGCTATAAAAGCCACGCCACCGGCTTGTCGCCAGCGGTCGAAAGCCTGATGGAGTATGTCAGCAGCACCGGCGCCGGCAAGCTGTTCGCGGCCAGCGGCACGACGATCCATGACGTTACAAGCGCCGGCGCGGTCGGCGCGGCGGCTGTGTCCGGCCTGACCAATGCCCGTTGGCAGCACGTCAACATGGGCACGAGCGGCGGGCGGTTCTTGCTTTGCTTCAACGGCGCCGACACTCCGCGAACCTTCGATGGCACGTCCTGGGCCAATGCCGGCATGACCGGGCCGGCCATTGCGAATTGCATCTGGTGCAACACGCATCAGCGCCGCTTGTGGATCGGCGAAGAGGACAGCATGTCGGCCTGGTATGGCGGCACGAACGCCATAACAGGCGCCTTCACCGAGTTTCCGCTTTATGGCATCGCCAGGCGCGGCGGCTATCTGATGGGCATGGCCACCTGGACACGCGACAGCGGCGACGGCATGGATGACGTGGCCGTCTTTATGACCAGCGAAGGCGAAGCCATCGTCTATTCCGGCATCGACCCGGCATCCGCCTCGACGTGGGCGTTGATCGGCGTGTTCGATGTCGGCAAGCCGTTGGGCCGCCGGTTCTGGTGCAAGGCGGGCGGCGATGTCATGCTGCTGTTGCGCGACGGTTTCGTGCCGCTGTCGCGCGTGCTGCTGGCCGACCGCAGTCAGGTGTCGGCGCAGTCCATTTCCGATCAAATCAGTCCGACTTTCGCCGCCGCCGCCCGCGATCACGGCGGCAAATACGGCTGGCAACCCACCGTCTATCCGGCGGAAAACATCATCCTTGCGAACATCCCCATATCGGCCGGGCTTACGTCGCACCAATATGTCTTCAACACATTGACTGGGGCGCCCTGCCGGTTCACCGGACTGAATGCCGCATGTTGGTCGATGCTCGGAAACGACCTCTATTTCGGCCACGTCAGCGATGGGAAGGTCTACAAGGCGTTGACCGGGACGGATGACAACGACGCAAATATCCCCGGTGATGTCATGCAGGCGTTCAGTTATTTCGGCCTGGGGGGAACGATCAAGCAATTCCTGATGGCGCGACCGACGTTCTCGGCCAGCAGTGTGCCGAGCGTCGCACTGGATTTCAATGTGGACTTCAATCAGAATACCCCAGCGGCGCTTGCCAGCACGATTGGCGGTAGCGAGGGGTTGTGGGACACGGCGGTTTGGGACACGGCGGTCTGGGGGCAGGAAACGCAAATCTACGCAGCCTGGAAGTCCATTGTAGGCATCGGTCGATCCGGGGCGCTGCGGACGCGCGTGAGCGTCAAGAATATTAGCGTGGCTCTTCTGGCAACCGATATAGCTTTCACGACGGGGGCCGGCTTATGAAGCTCGCCATCGACGGCAGCGGCGCGGTAGCGCGATGGGTGGCGGCACGGCTGCCCCATGTCGGCGCTGCTGGGTTTGGCCCGAATGCTGCTATCGCCGTGGTGTCTCAAGACGAAACAATCATGGCTGGCGTGGTGTTTCACGACTGGCAGGAACTTGCCGGCACCATGCAATTGTCGTGCGCCGCCGATACGCCACGCTGGGCGACGCGACGCATCGTCAGTGCGCTTCTGGCCTATCCGTTCGTGCAGCTTGCCGTCAACAAGTGCTGGACGGCGACGGACCATGCCAATGCGCGCGCGTTGCGGTTCATCAAGGGGATCGGCTTCAAGCAGGAAGCCATCCTGCGGCACCAATTCGGCGGCAAGCATCACGCGGTCATCTGTTCGATGATGCGCGGCGAATTTCATAGGAGATATTGCGATGGGCAAGAGATCGCCCTCCCCGCCCGCGCCGCCTGATCCGGTGGCCACGGCGAGAGCGCAGTCGGCCGCCAACGTGGCCACGGCGGAAGCGCAAGCACGCCTCAACCGCATCAACGAAATCACGCCGTTCGGGACGGTTCGTTATGAGCGCAGTCCCGCTGCCGGTGGCGCGGGCGCGGTCGATCCGGCCGCCATGGCGGCCTACCGGGAAGCGCTGGCGAAATGGAACGCGGCGGGGGAACAGCGACAAGGGCCAATCGTCAACTACCGCTATGAAGACGGGCCGGGTGTGGTACAAGCGATCCCGGTTTATGGGCCGTTGCCAGCCGACACGCGCGGGCCGATGCCGGCGATGCCAACTGCGGCGGCTGGTGGGGCGGATGAGCCTTCGACCTATACGCGGCGGATCGAACTGCCGCCGGCCCAACAGCGAACCTCGGACGTTCAGAACGAGTTGGACGAGGCGCTTTCGCGGCTGGGGCTTGAGAATGTCGGCCGGGTGCGCGATGCGCAGGGGCAGCCGTTCACGCTTTCCGGCCTACCGGAAATCCTCTCGGGCGAGGCGCTGAACGCGGAACGCGGCCGGGTGGAGGGCGACCTGTTTGGCCGGCTGGAACCGATGCTCGAACGCGACCGCGCGGCACTGGAACAACGCCTCGCCAGCCAAGGCATCGCACCCGGCAGCCAGGCTTGGCGGGCCGCCATGGATGACATCGCCCGCGCCCGCAACGATGCGCGGATGGCCGTGACCGGGCGCGGCTTGTCTGAGCTTCAGGGGCTATTCGGCCTGGGCCTGTCGCGCCGGCAGCAAGGCATCACCGAAAGGGCCTACGAGCGCGCCTACCCGATCAACGAGATTGCCACCCTGCTCGGCACGGCCGGGCCGGTGCAAGGGCCGAATTTCGGCGCGGTGCCTCTGGTTGGCGTGGCGCCGACCGACGTGACCGGGCCGATTTATGCCAACTATCAGGGGCAGCTTTCCAACTACAACCAGCAGCAGCAGGCCAGGAACGCGGCATTGGGCGGGCTGTTTGGGTTGGCCGGCAGCATTGGCGGCGGCTTGGCAAGTGGATATGGGGCTAGTCTGGGAGCGCATTCGCTGGCTTCAGCGGCGCCGTTCATGTTCTCCGACAGACGCCTGAAGCGCGACATCAGACGCATCGGGAACTTGATCGGATTGCCGCTCTACACTTTCCGTTATCTATGGAGCCAGACACAAACGATCGGCTTCATGGCCGATGACGTGGCGCGCGTGGCACCGCACGCGGTCCTGACAATCGGCGGCTACAAGGCCGTTAACTACAGAGCATTGGGGCTGTAGATGGCCAAATTCAATCTCGCTGCGCAGCCCGGAAGGTCGGCGTTTCTGACTGAATTGCTCCAAGACCCGCAATACCAGATGGCCATGCGGGCATACCAGCAGGGTTCGCAGACGACGCCGGTGCAGTCCGGGGGCGAGGGCTTGGCGCGTGCCCTGCAAGGCGTGGCGGGCGGCTACTTCGCCGGACAGGCGCAAGGCCGCATGAGGGATCGCGAAAAGGCCTACAGCCAGACGCTCGCCGATGCGCTGGCGGCGGGGCAACCGTGGCGCAATCCTGACACCGATCCAGAAGCCGTCGCCGGCGCGGTACTGCCGGCGCCAAATGACGGTCCGCCGGTCCCGGCCCGGCGCTACCTCACGCCGGGCGAAGTCGCGCCCGGGACCGGCGGACTGCTGGCCATGGCGCGCGTGCTGGCGGGGAACCCAGACACGGCGACGCTCGGCGTCCAGTTGCAAATCAAAGACATCGAGAACAAGCAGAAGCTCCAATCGCAATACGCGCTTGAGGGCTTCAAGCACGGCTTGGGAATGACGAAGACGGTCGAACAGCGCGCTTATGAACGCAGCCCCGAATATTTGGCGTTCCTCGCGCGAAAGGCAGGAGCAAGCCGTGAACCGCTCGGCGATCGCATGGCGCTGGCACAAGCCGGCAGACCTCAAACGAACATCGAAGTGACAGGCGAGCAGAAAGGCCTGGAGGCAGCCTGGAAAAATACGGCCGACATGTGGAAGAGCGCGCAAGAGGCTGCCTTCAATGCGCAGAAAAACGAACTTGTTTACCGCCGGATGGAACAGTCAATGCAGAAGTTCCGCCCCGGAGTCACCGCCGACTACCGCCTGGGTATGCAGGCGATTGCGCGTGACGTCTTCGGTCTCAAGGTCGATGGCGTAGGAGAGGGTGAGCTGTTTCAGGCCGTTGGCAAGCGGCTTGAATTGCTTGCCACGCCACGCGGGCAGGGTCAAATCACGGAAAATGAGCGGACGATCATTCGCGGAACCATCCCGAATATATCGAAGACGCCAGAGGGTGTTGTTGCCATCCTGGGGGCACTGCGCGAACTCGATAAGTTCGACATGGCTTACGCGCGGATATTCACCGAAAGTGCGCGCCGGAACCAAGGATCGCCCAACCCGGTTGAGGTGGCTGAAGGTCTGGAGAAGCTTGGCTCGCCGCCAATGCCAGCGTTCGCGATGAGGTTGGGCGGCACTAGCGGATTAACTCCGGAGGAAGAGGCGGAATACAACACGCTTTTGCAGAGGCTCCGCAGATGACACCGCGCGAAAGACTGGAAATATTGCGGCGCTTGGATGAGTTGGAACAGAAGCGCCGTGGTCAAACATCGGCGGACTTCGCAGCGCAGGCCGCTGGCATGTCACCTGTGGATTTAAGTATCGCCCGGTCGAAAAACGATGCCTTCGGCGACTACCTTCGCGCACAAGCCACGCAGCCGAAGAGTGGCGAGACGCCAGAACAGACGAGCGTCCGGCAATACGGGACCATGGCGCCAGCCGCGCCTGGCCCGGGCGAGGGCATGGCGCGCGCTTTTTTGCAGGGCGCCACCTTCGGCGCGGGGGACGAGATAGTGGCGGCGGGCGCCGCCGGGCTTAACGCGCTTTTCGGGCGTGACCCCAAGCAATCGCTCGGCAGCCTCTATGACGCCTATCTCGGGAGTGAACGGGATAAACTGAGGGCCTTCCAGAAAGACAGTCCGGTGCGCGGCTATATCAGCGAAATCGCCGGCGCCATTCCGACCGCTATCGCGACCGCGCCTGCCGCCATGCCGGCTTCGCTTGTGGGGCGCGCAATCGTCGGTGGGGCTATCGGTGGGGCGCAAGGCGGGTCTTACGGCTACCTCAGTGGCGAGGGCGACGCGGAGAAGCGGGCGAGAGCCAGTATCCCAGGCGCTGCTCTGGGCAGTGCGATAGGCGCGGGGGCGCCCCTTGCCGGCGCCGCCTATCGCAATCTCATCGAACAGATCAATTCATGGCGCGGTGCCAGTGCTCTTGGCATGCCACGTGCGGCGGCCAGCATACTTCGGCGGGCGGCCGACGCCGACGAGGCCTTGGGTTCACAAGGGCGCCAGGCAGTCGCTCGTGGCGGGCCGGACGCCATGCTGGTGGATGCCGGCCCGAATATGCGGGGAATACTTGACACCGCGATCCAACGCAGCGGGCCGGCGGGCGCGCAAGCGGCGCGTGCCGTTGAAGGTCGCGCCACGACGGCGGCGGGGAATATTACGCGAGCTCTTGACGACGCCTTCGGGGCGCCGAGGGGCGTCAAGGCGACAGAAACCGCATTGCGTATCGGCACGGCAAGCGGCAGGCGTGCCGCCTACGATGCCGCCTATGCCGCACCCATCGACTACTCGGGCGCCGTCGGCCGGCAGATCGAAGCTGTCGTTAAGCAGCGCGTGCCCATGGCAGCGATCGCCCGTGCGAATGCTTTGATGCGTGTCGATGGGGATAGGTCGGCGCAAATCCTGGCGCGGGTCGGCCCGGATGGCGCTGTGACCTATTCCCGACTGCCGGACGTGCGGCAACTCGACTACATCGCCAGGGCCTTGCAGGATGTGGCGGACCGCGCCAGCGGCCAGGGGAAACTCGGCGGGACTACCGATTTGGGCCGGGCCTACGCGTCGCTGAGGCGGGAACTTCGCGGCCTGATGAGGCAGGCCGTCCCCGAATACGGCACGGCACTGGATACGGCGGCCGACCCGATTTCCAAGCGGAACGCGCTCAGACTGGGCGTGCGCGCCCTATCCGCGCGTGTGACGCGCGACGAACTAGCGGAAGAAGTTGCCGGCATGTCGGCTGCCGAACTTCAGTATGTCGGGCAAGGCATCCGGTCGCAGCTTGACGACGCCATGGCGAACGTCAAGCGCGCCATGTCTGACCCGAATATGGATGCACGCGAAGCGGTCCAGGGTATCCGGATGCTGACGACCAGGGCGAGCCGAGACAAGGTCGCCACCGTGCTCGGGGAGCAGAGGGCCGATACCCTGTTTGATGCGGTGGAACAGTCGATAGGCGCCTTCGAGCTTCGTGCTGGCGTTGCGCGCAATTCCGCTACCTTCGCGCGCACGAACCTGGACGAGGCCATACGCAAGCAAACGGATGAGGGCATTTTTAATGCTCTTCGCAGCGGCCAGCCACTACAGGCAGGCCAACGGGTGATGCAGGCGCTTGGCGGCCGGACGGCATCCGAGAAAGAGCGGATCGCTGATGAGACATATAGCGCCCTGGCGGAAGCGCTGACGGGGCCTCGTGGCCCGAATGCGCTCGCGCAACTTCAGATCATGCAGAGGTTGCAGGCAATGCAGGGGCCGACCGTCCAGAATGCCAGAAGGTTGACGGAATTGGCGGAACTGCTCGCGCGCAGGAATGTGGGCGTTACCGGGCCGGCGGTCCAGGGGCTACGGCGTGAATAACCAAGCACCACAGCCGGCTATGACGAGCGGCACAAGCATGGCCAAGGCTACGGAGATGGGCGCGCCTTCATCCGCGCCGATCTTGCACGCCTTCGCCATGCCCCATAGGAACATGACAGTCAGCAGGTTGGCGCTGAGGATGGCGGCGACGAGAACGGCGAAGTCTGATGGCATCAGCGTCACATTAGCACAAGGGGCGCGCAATGGCTCGTAACGGTTCCGGGGTCATGTCGGTCCCTTATCCTGATTTCACGTCCGGCACAACCATAGTCTCGCAACAGGTGGATGACAACTTCGCCACCATCGTCGCGGAACTGACGAACAGTCTCGCGGCGGATGGCCAGACCACGCCGACCGCGAATATCCCGCTCGGGGGATTTAAGATCACCAACCTGGGCGCGCCCACGGCGACGACCGACGCGGTGCGGCTGGCGGCTATCGAGGGCGGGCACACTTCGACTACCGGCGCCACCGGCTTGACACTGGTTAACACCAGCAGCCGCTCGCAGACGCTTGTGAGCACGGCGGCATCGCAAGCCATCGTTCTGCCGGACGCGACAACGCTGACGCTCGGCCACGCTTTCCTGATCCGCAACGGCGGCACCACAAGCAGCCATCATATGTTCACCTTGAAGGCATCCGGCGGCGGCGCGCTGGTCGATATCTATAAGGGCGTCAGCATCGTGGCGCGGCTTGAGGCGCAAGCCAGCGCCGCCGGGACGTGGGCCTTGCAGATGTTCGGCGAGGTGGACGCCAGTGGTGCCGAGAAGGCGAGATCAGCTTTCCTCGCCTGGAACAGCGCGGGGCAGAGCAATATCACGACAGGCGGCGATGTGGTGGTGGCGTTCAACCAGGAGATCTACGACCAGAACTCGGACTACAACACCAGCACGTATACCTTCACGGCGCCGGTAACGGGCATCTACCACTTCGATCTGGCTGTGTTGCTGGTCGATGTTGATACGGCGATGACGCAACTTGTAGTTGGCCTCGACGCTAGTAATCGGGATGTCGAGATCAACCTCTATCCGGCCGACTTCACGGCCGACAGCCCAACGACAGTGACCTTCGGGTGTGATGTGGACATGGACGCCGCCGACACGATCAAGGCGTTCGTCAACGTGACTGGTGGCGCGAACCAAGTGGACATCTCGTCTACCGGCGCACTCGTGCTCAACAGCTACTTTTCCGGCCACTTGGTGACCTGACATGGCGCGCACATTGACAGCAAGCGAGGCGGCGATCCTGAACTTCGCGGTGCCGGACGCGCAAGCATGGTTCGATCATGCTGTGGCCGAGTTTGGCGAGCCGCGCGGCGAAGCGGCGCTCGCGGCCAAGCTGGCCAAGTGGCGTCCGGCATACGATCATGCAGTCGCCACGCTTGGCGCGGCATACAAGACCCGGGCTGAACGTCGGGCCAATCATCGCGTGACGAACATCGCCATGGCCGAGGCGAAGCGACGGGGGCCGCCCGCATGACCGCTGCCCTGCTGGTCGGATATCTCATGATACAGCAGGGCGTGTTTTGCGGGTCGGCAAAGACAATAGCGGAGTCCTTGCGGCACGCGCGGGAGATGGTGGTGGGGCAAGGGTTCAGTCAGGTACGTGGGGCGCTTCTGCAATTGTGGGCATCGCCGGCCGGCGGATGGACCGTGATTGCCGTGCTGCCAGACGGCCGCGCCTGTCTGATCGACGCGGGCATCGGCTGGGAGCCGGCGCCAGTGCTTGAGAAAGAGGGGTGAGCCATGACGCATTGGGATGGTCGGGAGCGCCGCAACGGCGGCCACTTCGACCACGGCGCGATCATGGAGCGCTTGCGCGGACTTGAGGACAAGCTCGACGAGTTCATCAAGGCGGCGACGGAGCGGGGCGAGCGGAACGTCCGTAATATGGAAACGTTGCAGGAAAAGATCACTCACCTGGAAATCTCGGCCGCTGGGCAGAAGACCGGACAGCAGGTCTTGATATGGGGCGCCGGCATAATGGTCGTCATCATCGGCGCCGTGGTTTGGCTGATGGATCGACTGACACTGATGCAGAGGATCGGCGGGTAATGCCAGGCATCTTCGATCGGCAGCCTAGCCTGATGGCCGACGTTCTGTCGCGACAGCATGCGACGGCGCGGCGCCAGCCGAACGCGCTGGCGTCCGTGTTGCAAGGACTGGGCATGGAAGTGTCGAACAAAGCCCAGCTAGGCATTGGCGGAGCGCTGTCGGACGTTCTGGCGCACGGGCCGGGCTTGCTGCGTGAGGGCGCCGGCATGGCGACGGATTGGGCGAGGAATAACCCAGGCGATGCACTTGCCTTGGCGGTATCACCAATCCCCTTTTTTGGTAATATCGCCGGCGTGGCGAATGATATCAGGCACTACATATCCGACCCGGAAAGTCGGAATTGGCTTAATTATGGCCTGACGGCACTAGGTGCATTGCCGGTGGGTTCGGCCGCCAAGACGGCGGTTGGAACGGCTTTGACGAAGGCGGTCAAGCCAGCACAAGACGACATTGCGAAGCTGATCGGCAAACGTGCATTTGCCGCCGGAACTCATGCTAAGATAGTCGGCGCGGAGCGGATCGGCAAGGATAGCCTCGATGTTCTACTGGAGGCAGCGGACGGCAGCCGCTTTAAGGCGGTCAGCGGCTTTGTGTCGCCGATAGACAATCTCGATGTAAAGGCCGATTGGGGGCGGTATGTCCGAGTCTCCAAGCCAGAGAAAATTTCCATAAATCCATTGCGCGGCGCGCAAGAGCGGATCGAGAAATACGCCAAGGCTGCGGGTCTTGAAGTGGAAGACCTGCATGGATCGTCTTCATCCGGCAGCAGATACCTAACAATCGTGGAGCCTCTTACCGACGCCATGTCGGACGCGGGGCAAACGCCACGCAGCATCAAGGTCCGAATTAGCGATCACCAATTGCCGCCGTCGCATGGGCAATGGAGCGGCTGGGCGGACTTCGAGGTCGGTGTGCACCAAGACGCGAATGGCGATTGGGTGGACGCGCTGATGTATGCTTACAAGAAACTTGGCGTGGAGCCGCCGGCAAGCCTGAAGTCAACGCTGGGCAAACGCGAAAAATGAAAGTCACCATCGACGACGTTGAAACACTGACGGGCACGATCTGGAATGCCAGGCATCTTCGATCGGCAGCCTAGCCTGATGGCCGACGTTCTGTCGCGACAGCATGCGACGGCGCGGCGCCAGCCGAACGCGCTGGCGTCCGTGTTGCAAGGACTGGGCATGGAAGTGTCG